GTCCCCAACGGCGTTTTTGAATGACAGTTGGGCATGCAGCACCTGTTGGGTGTCTGGGTCACGGAAAATTTGCACTAGAACCATTTGGTTAGTTTCCAAACTGGTGGTGTAAACCTCATAGAAATATGTTTTTGCGTCAGCCATAACTGCTTGTCCCTCTGTCAGGTATAGAAACACCCTATGGGGTGGGTGTGGCTGGGTCAAGCATTAGCGCTGGTGGGGCCTTATCGCCCACAAAATAGAACCAATGCCACGGTTCAGCGGGCATTACCTCTAATGACCAACCGTAATTTGGCGCGTTTTCACACAACCATTTCCACAGGACGGGGTCAGCGGTTCCAGCAATATCAACTGCTAATCCCAGGTTGTGGCGTGATGATCCAGGCGCGGCCAATGGTGCGTTCCCTGGCTTCAAATAGTATTTGCGACCTTCCCACGTTCTAGTTGATGCGCCAGCGATTGGTTCCAATGTGTAGCGCTGAATGAAACCAGCTTTTTGTTGGGCTAATGATCTGTAAGTATCGCCCGCGCTAATTGGTTTGAATTGTTTGATGCCTGACGCAAATGCGGCCTGTCGCATAGCCACCCAACTGGCGGCTGCTAAATGATGCAATTTTCCCATTGGTTTGATATCGCGTAATAGGTTTATTGGCAATTCGCCTGGTTTGCAATGCGCCAGATCTGCTGGCAATACCAGTTTTCTAATCGGTGGTTGCACTAGATCCTGACTTAGATTTTAGGCCATTTGATGCCACAAGGCCAGACAATGTGCCAGTCAAAAACACCAGCAACGTGGACAGCAAATCAATTAGTTGTGCGTCTGTTGGTGCCTGTTCTGTTGGCTGATCCACAAACAGAATTCCATATATGAACGCCATTACCGTGAACGAAAAACATATGGCCATCAAACGGCCAACAAAAACAATTAGCCCTGCATGTTGTTGTTCTGGTGTTTTAGTCACAGGCGGCCTTTGTGAAACATTGATATTCGATATTAGTTTTTGAAACGGTGCAACCACTACAACCCCACATCACTACGGCTATGAGTAGCGCGTAAGCCACAAAAGCGCGCCATTTCACTATGAAAGTAGCGCGGCTATTTCGTCCGCGTTCAAACCTAATTTGGCAAGTGTTGCTGTCCGTAAAGCTTGACGGTCTGCCGCTTCTTTTTCACGGGCTTCAACCTCTTTGTGAGCAATTTCCAATGCAGCAATTTCGTCCGCTGTCATTGGGCGGATTTCGTTGCCGTCTTGGGTTTTATAGGTCGTAGCCATAAACGCTGATCTTTCCGCCTGTCAATGTTCCGCCGCTAATGACGAATGTGAGGCTGTCGTAAACAGTTGTGGTGTTGAGCATGCCGTTTTCAAAAAGGTTGTAAAACGTTCCACCAAAGTCTGACCAACTATTGATTGTTATGTTTGTTTCTGTTGCCAGTTGTGGGGAATAAACTTCCATCATTCCAAACGATCGCTCCTCAAAACCGTTGCGAACATAAACGGTCAACATGCTTGTCTGGTTTGATGCCACGTTGTTTGTTAGCGACCCTGCTGATGTAAATCCGTTCCATGAATAGGCGGCGCTGCTGTCATCGCTTCCACCTGCGCGCATGCGGGTGTTGATTGTAAGTTGTGCTGAACTTGTTACCGCTGCGGGAAAGGTAAAGAGAATTCGATAGTTGGCAAATGCTGATGTGAACGTGTTGGCTGGTAACGAAACTGTGCTTACACCTGTTCCAATGGTGGTTGTGCTTAGCAACACTAGGCCTGGGGTCATGTTTTGCCATGCTGAACCTGTGTAGGTCTGATATTCACTGGTGGCTTCGATGTAGCAGGTTTGGCCTTGTGCCAATGTTTTTTCGCCTGTACCGCCAAATGCTGCATCTCTGGTTGTGGTGGTTGCAAAAACTGGTACACCGCAATTCACATTGTCCATTTGCGCGGCGGTCAAAACCTGATTTGCTACAAAATCGTATGTTGTTGTTACTGCGTTAGCGCCCATAGTAATCCTTATCCTAAGACATTCAGGCCGTCTAGTGTGCCATACAGCGCGCTGTCCAAAACCAGTTCATAGACAATGGTAGTGGGTGCCGTTGACAGCATGATGTGATGCCCTGATGCCACGCTGATGGTGTGTTCAATGCCTTCCACGCTTAGTTCCTGGGCTAGTTCGCTGGTACCAGATCCGCTAGGGAATGTTTTTTCAACGGTAATGGTGTTGCCAATTTCGATGCTGGCCACGGTGTCACGCTGGGCTGTGGACAACATCAGGAAATCGGTTTCCACGCTGGTATATCTGGCCTCTGGTTCGCCGTTCAGTAGATATGACGCGGCGGTGTCAATGCTGGGTTGCTCATGTAGCAGGCTGTTTGTGATGCTGTTAGTTTGAATGAAATAGGTGGCAATTGATGTGGTATCGCTGGCAATGGCGGTGTTGCCGTTTAGGCCTGTGACCACGGTGCGGTTTACTACCGCGTCCGCTTCAAATGAAATGCCTACCCCGTTATATGGAATGTTGGTTCCATCATCATGGAAATCTGCCACGCTGGCTGAAAGCGTGTTCCCGATCCTGTCCTGAAATGTCAGTTTGCCTTCCGCGCTCATAAATATGCGGCCAAATTCTGCGGTGCTGTTGATCTGGCTGATGTATTGCAAAACGTTCGTCCCAGCGGGAACGGTGTAGACGGCATTATGTCCCAGGTTTACGGTGCCTGTGGCAATGTCACGGTCAGCCAACGGGAAATCAACCTCTGGTAAATCCAACACCGTTTCAATTCGCGCGCCAGACAGTTCGGCTGTTGGGTTGAATTCGTCAAGGTAGGTTTGGGCCAGCAAATAAAATTGATCTGCACAATAGACGGTGACGGTGTCAATTCCACCCAACGCAAAGTTGTAGTCATAGTTGACCACATAACCTTTGAACAGGTAATGGGCCACGTTGGTTGTGTCGTATCGAATGAGGCGCACCTCACGCATTGGCGCTAGTCCAGGCTTTGCTTCGGACGTATCGTAATACGGGCTATTTTCATCAAATGGGTTGAACACTCCGCCAGCCAATGTGTCGTTCAAAGTAAATGACATTGTGCCAGCGCTGAATTGGTCACCAATATCTCTGCGGCCGCGCTTTACTGAAACACCAATACAACCGTCCATGACGCTGGCAAATTCGCCTTCACCGTCCAACAGGTATTGTGTGTTGTCTAACACTCCGCGCGTTGCGTCGTCCAATGTAAACGCATTGATTGAAAAACCTGTGGCTACTTGCAGGTCATAATTTCCGCTGTCAATTACTGCAACGCCTGGCATCACGCCACCTGAATGTTTGCTGGGCCAGCGCTGCGATTGTAAGCGCGTATTGCGTTCACCACGGCCTGACCAATTTCGGCGCTAGTTGATAAACCGCCGTTGACGTTGACAGTAATACCGCCGCCCATGCCACCCATTTTTGATAAAGGCACTACGGCCTCTGGGCCTGCTTCACCAATCATGGCAAGTGTTGGGCCTGTGACAATTCCACCTTCCGCCAACATTGGAATGTTTGGAACATCAAATCCTTTTCCGCCTAAACCTGGCACCCATGACGGAAAACTAAATGACAGTTTGCCAATGGTGTTATTCCACAAGCTTGCAATGCCGTTGAAAATTGATTTGTAGATATTTAGGACAGCGGTGAAATAGGTTTTGATTGCGTCAAAACTGAATTTGACACCTGTGGTTATTGCATCAAATACGGTGTCAACAATTTTGCGGACACTATCAAATTTGAAATACAGCGCGGCCAAAATGGCAATCAAGGCAACCACGGCAAGTATTACCAGGGTGATTGGGTTAGCCGACAGCAAAGCGTTCCAAATTGCCGTCAGCGCGTTTGTAATGACCTGCACGGCGTTGTAAACCTTCAAGGCTATGTTGACCGCCACAATGGCCGCTGCAATGCCACCAATGAGGCCAGCAATAACAATGAACGTGGTGGTGTTTTCTTGTGCCCATGCACCTAACGCGGTAAGCAATGGCAACGCTTTTTCAATCACAGGGATCAGCGCCGCGCCAATGTTTTCTTTTGCTTCGGAAATTGCTATCCCAAACCGTTTCATCTGGCCTTCGGCTGTTCCAGCTGCGGTAGCGGTAGCGCCACCAAACGTTCCACCCAGCACGTCCATCACCGTGTTCAGGTCTGCACCGTCTTTGATTAGCGCGGCCATTTCTGGTGAAAGCGCTTTCAAGCCTTTCATGTTTCCGCCATAGGCTTTTGCTAATGCGTCCGAAACTGTTGCTAAATCTTTCCCTGTGGCTGTCGAAATATCCATTGCCAGGCTCAAACCCTGTTGGGCTTTGTCAATGTCTTTTGTACCGCGCGCTAGGTTGGCCAGAGCGGGCCTCAAATCATCATCAGCAATTCCGCTAGCCAATGACATTTTGCTGATCATGGTTTCCGTTGCAGCAATTTGTGCATCAGTAGCGCTGGCCGAAATGTTTAGTGTTCGCGCCAATTCGACTTGCGCGGCCTCATCTTCCATTGCGGCTTTCGTGGCACCAG